TTTCGAGGCTGAGTGCGAGGATCGCCATGTGGCTTTTGGAGTCGAGAGCGATGATCTCGGGGTACTTGGTCAGTAAGCGAGTTAGCGAGCGTTTGCTTTCCATACCCCGACTGTACTACGAAGTTCATAGGATGTCAAGCAGTCCCCATACCGTCTCACGTTTTTGCTAGCGATCCATCTTGTAGTAGTATGGCTGTTGGTCAACCGATCAAGATCAAACGTGCTGATGTGCATGAAGCAAACGGCGAAACTTCACTTGCAGCGTTGACGCGAAATTTCAAACCGGTTGAAGCAATGGTGCGCGTAAAAGCAAAACGCACATCAATGAATCCCGAAGAAAAATATCGTTAATGGCGATTACAATCAAATCTCCGACAACCATGATTACCATTCTTGAGGACGCTGCTAAAAAAGTAGGTCTAAACGTCCGCGTTAAAGAGTCAATGGTTGTTCGCGCGCACTTCGTTGAAGGATCGTATGATTCGCAGAAGCGCACATTTGATTGTATCATCATTACCGAAGGACTCGGTAACAAACGCGACAAGCATTTTTATTTACGCGAAACAATTAAACAAGCTGTTGCCGACAAAATCTTTGAAGGCGAACAGTGTTACGCCGATCACCCTTCTAAGATCGACGATCAAACGCGTCCCGAACGTAGCATCCGTGATCTTGCGGGCTATTTTATGGAATCAACGTACCTTGAAGTACCCGACAAAAACAACGCGGGACAAATGCTCGGTGCGTATGGTGCAAAACTCAAAATCGCAGAGGGTGCGGATTGGGTTGTTGGGCTCATTAAAGAGTCAATCGAATTTAACAAGCGGTTTCCCAATAAATCTTTCGTTGGAATCTCGATCAATGCTGATGGCGATACTGTTCCCCACAGTCGCGGTAATCTCGGCGAAGTGAATGATGTAACGAAGATCACTGGCGCGTTTAGCGCAGACATCGTGACCAAACCCGCACGACAAGGCGGTTTCCTCAAACTTGTTGAGGGCGCATACGGCGCAAACACAAACATCTATCCGAAAGGACAAGGCATGGCAACACAAGCTCAACTCTTGGAAGCCGCAAAGAAACTCGAAGAAGCGCAAAAGGGGAAAGAAATTGATCCCGCGTTTCTTGGAGAAGTCGTTGCGCTTTTGAAAGAAGCGAAGATCGTCGAAGCAAAAGACGACAAGAAAGCCGCCGATGCAGAAGATGCAACGGACGACGGTGCAGATGAAGGCGACGAAAACGCCGATGGCACCAAAAAGAAAAAGATGATGATGGATGAAGCGGCTGCTGATAAAAAGAAACAAGAAGCTGCCGCTGCTGCCAAAGGTAATCTCAACGAATCCGAAAGCGATGCGGAACTCAAAAAGAAGTATCCCTCGCTTTATTCTGCTGCGCTTCGCGAAGCACAGAAGAACAACGGCGACTCCACGAACGAGAACATGAATGCAGTCTTGAAAGAGAATGCAGAACTGCGTGCCCAGCGCGATCTTCGTGAATCGTCTGATACTGCGAAGAAACTTCTTCGCGAATCAAAAATCCCGGAAGGTGCGATGGCGCGTACTCTTTCGCAAATGATTGGACATACCGAGTCCGAGATGAAAGACATTCTCACAAATGAGGAACGCTTTCTCGAATCCATCGGTTTCAAACACGAAGAGAAGCGTGTCGAAGGTAACGGCGAGCGTACAAACGTGAGCATTCGCGAAAGTGATGCTACTGTTCGTACGAACGCTTTGCTCGACGGCTTGACGGAGGCGTAAGTCGAAGTGAAGAATTTCTTATTTGATCTCCAACAGTTCGCAAGTGTTTCGCGAAACATTGATCGTCGTGAAACTTACGATCATGTTCTCGCCGGTAATCCCATTGTTCCGGGTCAAGTCATCAATCAAGGTGACATCTGCACCTGGGACAATACGCTTGCTGCCGGTAACGGTTCGATGCGCGTCGTTACTGTTCAAGCTGATATGGCAAACTACTTGGGAGTTTCCATGCAGCAGTCACCGTTTGCATCACTTGGTGATTTCACCAATTCACTCGAAATTCGTCGTGGCGGAATCGTTCGCTTGAAAACGTCTCCGGGTGAAACGTACAAGCAATTTCAACCTGTGTATTTCAATGAGACGTTCGATGCACAAACGATCACCAACACAACCAACGCGGGTGCTCGCACCGTACCCGTTGGTTTCGCGATCATCCCTCCCGAACTCACGATGAACGGTGCAACAAATCTTCTCGGTGCAGCGGGCGTCGATATTGACGTTTGGCTCAAACCCAACTTTCCGTTCCCGGTCGTTTAGGAGTAACCAACATGGCAAAAGTAAATCTCCTGGAACGGCAGACGAAGCGCATCGACGCAATCCAATCGCGTCTTGCCGAATCCATTATGGAAGAAGCGAAGTTCGACGTTACAAAGATTCCCTTTGATGACGATTCGTTTTCATTCAAACGTTTGAGAGAGAACGCAGCGAAACTCGCACCTTCCCGTCTCAAAGAAGCAAACTCCGAAACCGTGTTCGGTGCGCTTCTCCGCTACGGTGTGCAGAACTTCATGTTCGATGCATACAAGTCGATCACGGATTTCATCTACACCGATATTGTCAACATGCGTCAATCGCGCAATCGGCAAGAATGGTACGCCCCGATGTTCGGCGTCGAGATTCCGCAAGATGTTCCGCTCGGCGGCAAGTTCAACGACTCCCGTCTTGCTGGGCTCGACATGGTTCTCGTCAACAAGAAAGTCGGTCGCATTCTTTCATTCGAGCGCGAACTGATTGACGATGATCAAACCGGACAGATTGCACAGAAAGCAACGGAACTCGGCGAACGCATCCGTTATAAGGAAGAATCGGACGTTCTCGGCGTCGATGTATTCACGCTTGCACCCCAAGGTCGCGGACTTACCGGGATTGCAAACACATCGTACACGACGGCAATCGGCAATCGCCCAGCAGCATTCGGAGCACTCTCGCAGCCCACGCTCGAATCTGCCGACATTTCCATGATGAATATGACCGATCCGCTCGGCAATCGCATCATGGTCAAACCCTCGATCTTGCTTGTGTCACCGGCAGACAAATTCAATGCAGCAAAACTTCTCAACTCGACGCTGCAGCCTTCCGTTCCCGGTGCTGCTGGACAAACTGCGAACACAGCAACGTCCGGCTTGACGGGTTGGACGATGACCACCAATCCGTTGCAGGGGTTGTACAACCTCAAAATCAGCCGCTTCCTGCCCGCAGGACAGTGGTATCTCATCGACCCGCGTTCAATCGTGTTTCAGGATCGCGATCCGCTTGAACTGATGATGGAAGCGCGTGATGCCGGACGTTCGTTTGAACGCGATGAGATTCGTTATCGCGTGCGTCGTCGTTACGCAACGACGGTTCTCGACTACCGCTTCATCTACAACGGAAACGGTACGTAAGCGAAGCCACATCTAGCGTAAGCTAGTTTCGCAAATTTGTTGGTGCAGAATGTAGCGCAGTGTGGCTCGCTACATTCTGTACCTTCCTTCATCTTAAAGAGAGTGCAAATTATGAAGTTTGGTTTGATGTACAACGACATCAAAGGCGAAACAAAAGTCATCGAATTTGACAGTCTGGAAGAAGCTACGCAGTTGATGAGAGCAATTACCGGATCAACGCGTGGTACTGGAACGATGGTCAAACTTGATGATGAGTACATTTCACCGGGAACAGCATCACAAGTAACTGTTTCGGAAATCTTTGAACTCGATTCATCGGGGGATGCACATCAGCAGTTCGTAGATTACAACACAGCACGCGCACAAAATGGTGCCGGACCAATTCAAATTCACGGTTTCGGACCCATTCCTCCGGCGGCAAACACCATGCCGGTCGTTGAAGCAACGAAACCGGTGGAGACGGGAACACAGGCGTAAGCTATGCCGAAAGACTTTGGCGAGATCAGCAGCACTAATAAGGGTGGAGTTCTGCTGCTGGATAGTAAACTTTCGTCGGACGATGCAGAAGAACGCGAACATCGAAACACGCGTGATCCTGATGCACTGAATGTTGCAATTGGAGACATTCTTGGTCGTGATGTTCGTGGGTACATTATCAATCATACGTTTGAAATCACCAATCCTCTCACGCGTCCGACGTACGTTTCATTCGATCGCCACTATCCCGAGTTCAATCTCTTGATTGATTTCTTTGAAACGCCGCGTGCAAACGTAGCAACGAAGGATGAGATCGAGGGTGAGATCAAAGATCGCTCTGCGTTCTGCGCAGAGCGTAAGATCAAGTACCTGCCGATTCTTGATGGAAATCTTGAACCGGATGTTTTGCGTCGGGTAGTCACATAATATATGGCAACACTTGCAAACGTTATTCTCGATGCACGCGCACTTGTCGGTGATGGACTTACCGATAATCTTGTTCGTGATGAGAATTTGAACAACAGTGACATCGGTAATGTTGTTGATGGAACGAATAAGATTTTCTCCGTCACCAATTTTCCTGTGTCACCGTTTGCATCTTCGGGTGGTGTTCAAGTCGTCGTAGCGGACGGCAGCGTTTTGCCTGTTGTACAGTACACCGTAAATGAACCACTTGGAACAATTACCACTAATTCATCTCCGCAAATTTCAATTTACGCATCGTATTATTTCTTCTTGATGAACGATGTATCGTGGACAACGTTTGTTAAAACCGGTATCGAGCGCATCAATGCATCTACCGGAAATCCACTTCTCGATATTCAGCAAGTGCAAGAAGGCTTGCTACCAGCAGTGTATCAGTATGCATGTGCTGCATGGGCGCAGCGTATGTCCGGTCAAACCGGACTTTGGTACAATCAACGGTTACAAGAACGCGATGAACAACGTGACTTGATCTCAGCTAAATTTCGCACACTTTCAAAGCAAATGTTCGATAACGGTGATAAGGCACGCGATGACTTCTACAAAGGAAGTGGTAGTCAGAACAAAGCCGCGTTCAAAATTGTGCAGCATCCAGCGCGTTCATGGACACCGAGTAGATAATGGGAATTCACGCAGGTACGCTCAACATTCGACCGTTGATGGAACTCACGTATGAAGCACGCATCTCGCGCGCAACACAGTTACGCGTTTTGGGCAAGATTGAATCTGTCAAGATGTGGGCACTCGTTGGTTCCATTGTACGTTGCGATATTGCTCCGCTCACCGATGAAAATCTGTATTTGCAGACAGGTGCAGCAGTTGTAGCAACGCATATTGTTCACTTCTTCTCGCGGCAGAACATTCTTCCAAGTGATCGTATACAGTTCATTACCAATCGTCGTCTAGCTGGGCCTATTGGTGCATGGTTTGAGATCATGGACCGTACGGAACCTTCGGAAACGCTTGCGTATGTTCGTTGTCATGCGCGTCTTACTGATGCGCCGCCAAACCTCATCGTTCCAAAGGTGAACGTATGAGTCAAGATTTAACAGCATGGATGGTGAACGCATTTGAGAGTAATGTTAAACTACAAAAAATAGTTGGACAAACATCAGATGGCAATCTTGCGGTCTTTCCGTATCATCATCGTGACACAGATGAACAAGTCCCATATCCGCACGTAACAATTGCGCGATTCGGATCAAAGAGTTCGATGGCTGCATTTGATCAACAAGCAAACTTCGCAACGGTTATGGATAATCCACGCATGACAGTATGTGTGTGGTCACGTAACGGCGTTGATGAGTGTTGGGACATTTACAAAATTTGTGATGCACTGCTACGTGGAAGATACGCGTTACCAATAAGCAATGCAGCATTTAATTTTTATCAAATTTCGCGTGATTCAATTCGCGATGATCTGTTCGATGATCAACAAAAAGCGTTTCATCTTCACAGCGAATACTCCGGGTGGTTACAACTCACAAGTGCCCCAACTCCGTAAGAGGGAGACTAAATGCAAATCAAAGCCGATCAAAAAGACGGTGCGTACATCCTCACGTTGAGTGGCGCACCTGCGGGAAGTGTTGTCGAAGTTCGTTTTCAGAACACGATGAACGGCAACAACTCCGTAAGCACCGTGGAAGTTGATGGAAACGGAAACTCGACAATCACACTTCCGCGCGACTTCGGTCAACACATGGCGATGTCGCTTCGCGTTCTCACCGTCGAGAACTCCGAAGAAGTCCACAACATGATCTACGTTCCGCAGGCAGTAAATTCGACTTCGCTTGTTGCAGTCGATTCCGCAACCTACGGTGCGCA